TTATCTTGGACAACTGCTCGCTGAAATCTACGTCAATACCATAAAAACGCTCAGCGATTAAAGCTACAGCGTCCGCTTCTTCCGTAATTTCGGCAAGCTTATCCGCGTCTAATCTTTTACCGGAAAGGGCCAGCGCGTTTAACGCGGTAGTTGTGGTTTTTATAAGAAAAAATATTTCTTCGAGATCTTTAGCAGCAGGCGGCTCTTCGTTTACCGTCACCTCAGCTTCTGTTTCAATCCACACCTTTGCCCCGCAGGACAGGGGTTTGTCGGGGCTGTAAACCACGGTGCTTGGGCCGTGAACCGCGACACGGTTGCACTTGATGTTTTCTTTATACGTTTTAACCGTGAGTACTGGCAGGTCGGCACCTTTGGCGTTGGCGCGGATGTGGTGCTGATTGACGTGTATTCTAGTTTTCATTTGTAGTATCCCTAAAACCCACTTCGATATGCGGGGAGTTCTTTTGCATTCTTGACTTGACCGAGACCCGATAGCCGCGGTCGGTGTGCCGTATGATGTAGGCTCGCTTTTCGTTTTCCGCGCACCACGCGGCTTCTTCCAAGGCGTGTTTGAATAAATCAAAAACCGGGTTCTTGTCGACAGCCGCCATGTCAAAAATCCGTGGGTACGTATTCGTCAATCATTTGACACCATTGCTGATAAGAGCACCGAGTGAGGCAGTCGATCAGGATCTCCCCTTCACCCTCGGTGAAATAGAAATACCCGTCTCCCTTGGCAAGCAAGGTATCGGTGCTGCTGTTCTTGGCGTGGATGTAGGCGTTAAGCGAATCTAAGTTAAAGGACATAAATTATTTTTTTGGGTTTCTAAGTTCTCTTTCCCATCCGGTTTTACCGTCAATCAGGGGTATCCGAGTGCCTTCTACCGCGCTGTATCCGGGGGGATAGACGTTTATTTTGCCGCCCTTGGAAAGGTAATCGGCGATGTCTTTCTCAATCTGCCGAGTTAGCAGTTCTCTTTCCGTCATGGGTTGAACGGGTGCTCGGGGTATACGGTAATTACTCAACTTCTTTAGCCTTCTGCTTTTCTTTCTCTTTCTTATTATTTTCAAAGATACGCGCCCAGTTAGACTCGTAAACCTCGAAAGGAATAGATCTAGGGCGTTGTTTGCTGCCTTTACCGTTGGCCGCGCGGGGTGGTTTGATTTTCATTAGAATGGCATGTCCTTATCTAGGTCGGAGTTTGCGTAAGATGCACCGGGGTCCGCGGGTTCTTTCTTTTGAACCGTAAGGCTCATGTACGAATCCCCGGCTTTTGATTTTTTCATCCATCCAGCCACTTCAAGCTCTACGCCTTCGTAGTTCAATGGGCCGCGGTAGTCGGGCTGATTGGGTTTTTTCTTTTGCTTGTTGCGGAACAACGCGCCGCGGTTCGTGTCGTCATAGTCGGGCATTAGGAATCCTCAAAATCTAAATCTTCATACTCGTAATCGTACGAGTCTGCAAGGTACTCTTCGCGTCTGCGTTTAACTTCGAAAGGACATTCGTAGTCCTCGTCGAGTGTAGTCAAGTAGCGGTCTAAGTCTACCATTACCGGATCTTGGTCGCCCATAGCATTAGCCTCCATGAAATAAGAGGCTCGTTACGTGAGCCAATCGGCGTGTGCCTGTATGCCACTTTTGATGGAGGAATCTACATCACACGCTGCGGGTGTTTTTCGAACAAGCCCACCGCCCGCTGGGACTAAAGCTACGAAAGTGCTCGTAGCCTCAAAGTTTGCTGCCGGTACAAGTATCCAAATACACCGTACTGCCCGGCCATCATATCTTTGTGCAGTTGCACCAAATGCTCACCTAATTCTTCTGGCGTCATAGAATTAAGGTACCTCAACTGCGGGTCTTCGGCCATATCGCGTTTTATTTTTTCTAAATCCACGTTTTTACCTACTTAGTGCATTCTAGTCTTATATAAAAAGGCAATGCAACTTGTTTTTTACATAAATACTCTATATTGTGGGGGTCTTCATAACTAAGGAGTATAGCATGTCAAAGATGGGCAGGCCGGTGAAATGGCCTCAAGACACCGTGGATCAAATCCGGTACGCTAGGTTTGTTGAAAAACGCAAAATTAATTGGATAGCGGAAAAATACGGCGTCCCCGTAGATACCGTCCGGGATTACATATACAGAGGAACTCGCGGTGGTAAAAATAGCGAAGATACATAAGTGTGCTAAGTGTGATGAGTACTTCGAGCTGGAGTCTTTTATGCTGAAGATCTTAGAACGTGAAGAAGCCGTCATCGAATCGGTAGTGTGCTACGAATGCTTAATGGACGTAGAGATACCCTACTCCATGGACGAAGTGGTTATCCATTGATTCTTAATAGTCTGCTCTGTGTCGCGTTGGCCGTGTATTTTGAAGCACGGAACCAGCCGCCCGCAGGACAAATCGCGGTCGCTTACGTGGTGTTAAACCGCGTAGCTGACCCGCGCTATCCTTCTGATCCGTGTGACGTAGTCATGGAAGGACCCACCCATCCCAACTCTCCTAGCAACTTGCCGATTCGTCATCGGTGCCAGTTTAGTTTTTTTTGTGATGGTCGCCCGGAGGAAATAACAAACATGGACGCGTGGCGTGAAGCACGGATGTGGAGTGAATTAGCCATAAAAAACGCGGTAGATGACGTAACCTACGGGGCTACGCACTACCACACTAACGCCGTTTGGCCTTTTTGGGCGCCGTATCTAACTCAGACTGCTGTGATAGAAGATCACATATTCTATCGAAATCCAGACGCTCCAATAAATCCGCCAGTCTTTTTATCTGGTAGATAACTTCTTCTGCATCGTCTTCACTGAGTTCGATGGTAATTTTCTTAGCCAATTATCTTGGTTCTCTTTTCGCGTTCGGCTTCGTGTTTGACGCTGAGCATGGCCTGCCACATTTGAAGCTTTTCCACGTCTTCTGTTTTGGCTGCGCCGTCTTGTTCTAGTTGCTTTTCCACGGCCTCAAGAGCCTTTTTGAAGCTTTGCTCGATGCTTGTACTCATTGCTCTCCTCTCTTTAATGAAAAGACTTGATCGGATTCATCTTTGGCAGGCAGTTCAGTCCTAGATTTAAATTCTTTAACCTCGTCTGCAATGTAACGTTTGTCTTTTTCAGATAGGTTAGCGTTCTTCCAAGATTCGTAGACGATACGTAGTTGACCGCTAATCGTGCGGCCCTCCACGTGGCTTATCACTACAATCTCTTGATAAATGTCTTTAGGGAGCAGAACGCTCTTCCACTTACTTGTATCCATATGATGCGCACCTCTGTGTGCGATTATATAAGATTCTATTCGACAATGTCAAAGTCTCCCCAGTTCGGACCTATCTCAATATCGCACTTGTTAGGCACTATGATTGGCACTGCATTTTTCATCAACTGAGCGAGTTCCTTGGCCTGCTCCTCGGATTTAACGCTGAATGCAAGCTCATCATGCACCTGCAACAGAGGCACCGTTCCGCTCTTATACACGTCAACCATGGCCTTCTTAGTCATATCCGCGGCGCTTGACTGAATGAGGCGGTTTAGTGCCTTGTAGGTGTAGGCGCGCTTGAGCCGGGTAGTAGGACCGTAGGCGTTAACGGCTTCCTGATACGGCATAGCCTTGTTCATAGCAAACTCGTCTGGCTCCCACAGGTCAAAGCGGCATTTACGGCCGCCTAACGAGCGCAAAGACCCGGTCGATCGCTTGTCCTCCAAGGATCTTTGAACGCCCTGCATAAGCCCTTTAACGAAAGGAACCCGGTCGTGGTACTGCTTTGTAAGTTCCTTGGCTTCCGGGAGAGTTATGTCTAGTTGCTCAGAAAGCTTGTTGACGCCCATTCCGTACATCATGGCTAGGTTGATTACCTTAGCCTGCTTACGGGGAATGTCGGCCATTTCTGCCACCATAGTGTGGAAGTCCATGTTAGGGTTTTCGTTGTACGCCCGGACAAACTCCTGCACCCCGGGCATCTCCATGTTCTTGTACTCAGCAAAGGCGTGCGCGTAATGAACCAAGATCCGTGGTTCCTGCTGCGAGAAGTCTATTGCTGCCCACTTCTCCCCCTCTTCCGGCAAGAATAAACGGCGTATCATTGGCCCTAGCTCTGGGTCGCGGGCCGGGATCTGCTGTAGGTTGGGATTGTTCATCGACAAGCGCCCAGATACGGCGCCACCACCTTCCGATCGCAACTGGTTAATATGCCCATGGACGCGGCCGTCCGTTGCTACAAAGCGCAGTATGGAGTCTATAAAGGTGCCTTGGATCTTATTTAGGTTGCGCGCCTCAACGATTCTCTTGGCGAGCTCGGCGGGGTGATCCTCTAAAAACTTCTTGGTGAAACTTGGCGATCCCTTCTCTGTCTTTGGATAGGGTATGTTTGCCGCATCGAAAGCCTTGGCTATCGACGCTGCTGCCCAGATCTCGACTTCTTTACCGGCTATTTCTTTTATGCGCTTGCGCACAGCCTTTTCACGGCGCATCAATTCCTGCTTAGTTCGCTCGGCCTGATCAACATCTACGCGTATTCCACGTTCTGTCATGGCCACGAGACACGGTAAAAGCTCCGTTTCGACTGTCCAGATAGCCCACAGGTCTTCTTTGTTTAGGATGTTCTTGAAGTGATCCCACAGTTCCAGTGTGATCTCGGCGTCTACTTCCGCATAAGGTCCGACATACATGGCTGGGAGCTTCCACATCTCACCTTTAGGATCTACGCCAAACTCTCTCGCAGCGTCAGTTAGAGTCTTCTCTGATTTGGTCTTACCAAGATAGTCGTAACACAGCGCGTTAAGGCTGTAGCTGAACCTGTTTTCATCGATCAACGCAGCAGTCATCATGGTATCTATGATGCGTCCGTTAACCTCGAAACCCATCCTGCGTATCCAGCCTAGGTCGTATTGAGCGTTATGCATGATCTTGTCCGCCGGGGAGGCAAAGACCTTCTGCAAAAACTTCCCGATAATACGCTTATCCATGTTTCCGCCGCCCGCATGGCCGACAGGGAAGTAACCTTTCCAACCTGCTACTGCAATGGCGTAACCCACTACTTCCCCGTTACCAGTGGCCCAGCCCGGACCCATGGTTTTTATGTCTGGGTCGCGCGTCTCCACGTCTATCGCGATTTCCTTGGCATCCAGAATGCCCTCCGGGAAAGGATGCTCCGGCGGAAGCCAATCAGACTTAGGCGGGAACATGGCCATTTGCAGTTTATTTTTCATGAAGCGCTTCTCCACGTTGTTTCTCTCAGGATGGCTTCGGAGAAATGCGTACAATCTGCGCAATACCAACCTAACCTTTTATTTTCTTGCGTGTTTACTACAGCAGTGGCTTTCTTGTTTCCGCATTTTTCGCACGTGTTGTAGTAAAGGGGATCAAAATCTTCTTTTTTCATAAATCGTATGCCTTTGAAAAATCTTCTGGGTCTATTAGATATAAATTGTCTTTTGTTCTTGTTACGCCCACATAAAAAACACGGTGCAGGTCGTCCGGGTTACCTGCTTTCATGGCCGCGTAAGTCAGATCGGTCATCAATACAACGTTCTCTGCCTCTCCCCCTTTTGTTCCGTGAATCGTGGACAGTCGTATGCGGGGTATGGCGTTAAACTTTTCGCCCCTGCGTAGCAACGCGGTTATGTACGCACGATCGACATCGGGTATTTTATCTAGCGCCTCGTGCCAGATAGACTCAACTCCTACCAAAAGCCCGTGTTCCTTTTGCAGGAGATCAATAGTAAATAGCTGATCATCCGGAGCCTCGATGTTCTTCTTGCCGCGTTGAATATGTTTGCCATTACCCGACATAAAGCTGTACACAACCTGTGCTGCTTGTAGCGTTATGGGTCGGCCTTTACGCATCTGCTCCCATCCGTTTACCGCTACAGAAAGTCTTTCAGAGATGGACCGTGAGCCGTTACGCTCGAACAGATAACCCGCCATCTTTAATTGGTCGGCCACGGCAGAAAGCATGTAGTTTGCTTGGGCCATAACGAGCCACGTGCCCTCGGCCATATCTAACTGGTCGATAGTGGATAGCCGTGTTACTGACCCTTCTTCTTGTTTCGGGTTATATTTTTTAGGAAAACGACGGTGGATTCTTTGCGCGATACTTTCGGCGAGTCGGTGTACTGACCTAGGGATACGGTAAGATTGACTGAGGACTTCACTTCCTCCGGGGAGGTTGATGAAATGGTCAACGTCTGCTCCGGCCCAGCGGTAGATCGCTTGGTCGTCATCTCCAGCACAATACATTTTTTTGGATTTTTTATCGATTGCATGAGCTATGTCCCATTGTAAGGGTGAAAGATCTTGAGCTTCGTCCAAGAAGCATAGTTCAAACTCTGGACATACCCGCGGAGCCTCTTTCACAAACAGTTCTAGCATGTCCGTAAAGTCCAGAACCCCGTGGAATTGTTTGTAGTTTTCGTAGGAGTTAGCTATGTACTCAACCTCGGGCCATGATTCGTTAAGCGTGGTCTGGTTATATTCTGACCGTAGATCCGTTTTCTTTAGCCGCGCTAAGTTAACCAGCCCCAATACAGGGTGCTCGGTTATAGCCGTGGGTGAATCTTCAAAGTCATAGTGCGGCCTGACGTGAAGGTTAACCTTTATCTTACTTGACAGGTCGTCGAAGTGTGCTTTTGACATCAGGTCTTTGTCCCGTATGCCCAGTAAGCGGTACGACAAGCTGTGTAACGTACGGAAGTACGGCAGGTCGTCCTTCTCGTTTAACCCAAAGCGTTGAGCGGCGCGTTCCTTCGCTTCGCTCGCTGCCTTTCGGGTGAAAGCTAAGAAAGCAATCTGGCTTGGGGCCACCCCCTGCTCCAACGCCTTATCAACGTAGTTAAGCAGGGTAGTTGTTTTTCCTGTGCCCGGAGGTCCAAATAGACGAAACATTAGAACGGAGCCGCCTTTTCGTTGCCTATGTTATGAGCCTGCACGCTAGAC